TCCGGCAGGCCGTCTTCACCCCCTAGGCGCGGGCAATGGGGGGTGAGACAGTGCCCAACGGCAAGGAATTTCTGGGGATATACGAAAGGGCCCGGCGGAAGCCCGCCGAGCCCTTCGTATTTGGGGGTCAGTCGAACAGGTCGGAGACCTCGTCGGTGCCCGCGAGCGGGGCTGCAGAGGCGGTCGCGTGGGCCGCCAGGGACGGCGCTACGCGCTCTGCGCTGCGGGTGGCGACCCGGGCGCCGGACGGTGCGGTGCGGGCGGAGGCGGCCTTCATGACGCGGTCCAGGACGCCGATCTCACGGTTGATCAGCTCGTCGGAGAGGCTGGCGTCGGACTCCAGGCGTGCGGACACGGTGAGGTCGTCGCCGTTGGCGATTCCGGCCTGGATCTGCAGGCGGGCCAGGCGCAGGCACGCGTGCGTGCGCGACGGACCACCGCTGGCACCGGCCATCTCGCCCGTAGTCACCGGGTTGGAGTTGGACTTGTTCTCGCTCATCGTCCAGGGGAAGGCGACGTCCCACTGGGCCGGGTCGCCGACGCGGACGTCGGTTTCGATGCGGGTCTCGTCCAGCGGGACCTCACCGGTGTTGACGCCGGAGACCGGGGAGGTGACGTCCTGCAGGTTGCCGTACGGCTCGGCGGGGAGGGTGCCTCCCGGGGTGAGCGCGGTGTCGGTCGCTGCTGCCGGGACTCCGGCGGTGGAGTTGCCGGTCTGGCCCGGGGAGCGGACGTCGTCGTTGGTCTCGGGGGTCGCGGCCTGCTCGGTTGTCTCCGACGGGGCCTGCTCCGGGCCGTCCGGGATGGGCTGGGCGGGGTTGGCGATGTCGGCCGTCTTGGAGAGGGCTTCGACCTCGCCGGTGACTCCGGCCAGCCGGGCGATCAGCGCGATCTGCTGCCCCTGGACGGCGAGCTGCTGAGACTGGGCGGCCAGCTGCTTGCGCTGGTCGTCGATGACCAGCTGCTGGGCGGTCAGCGCTGCCATGAGCGGTCGGCTCATACTGGACACTCCTTCAAAGCCTGTGGCGCTCACGACGGCTGCCGTGGGCGGGGTCTTCACTGCTTCAGGTGCGCGGGAGCTGCGGGACAGCAGGCGGGGGGACAGAAGACTTGCCCTGCAGTTCTGCGGGGGTCAGCAGCTGCGCCTTGCGGCAGTTCGGGCAGACGTCCCCGGCGACGATGCCGTCGGTCGCGCCTGCCGCGTTGCCCATGTCCTGGGTCTGCGGTGCGGTCGCGTCCGCTCCGAACCCGCAGTGCAGGCAGTTCAGGTCCGGTACGCCGTCGCTGGGCTGGCCGTCCTTCGGCGTGCGCGGGGCCATCACGCTGAAGCGTCGGCGACGTGGGTCGTCCGGCTCCTCGGCCTGCTCCGGTCCCGGAGCTTCGTCGGACACGTCCCGGTTCCAGGACCAGTGCGGCGTCTCACTCTCGTCGCCGGTGTAGTCGCCGGGGTGCGCCAGGATCGGCTCCTGCGGAGACCCCATACCGGGGCCCTGGTAGCCGCTGTCGTCATCGTCGTCCTGCAGGCCGCCTTCGGGACCCTCGGGCCCCTGCATACGCGGCATGTCAGGGCCGGGGGTGAACGGGTCTCCCATGCGGTCCGTGGCGCGGCCGGGCAGCTCGCGCGGGCCTGCCTGGCCGCCCTGTTCCGGGTCGACCAGCTGCGGCTGGGCGTTGACGTTGCCGTCGGGGTCGATCTCGTCCGGCTGGATCATTCCGTCGCCGTTGCGGTCGGAGACGGCCGGGCCCATCTGCTGGGTGCCGTCGAGTGCCTGGTCGCCGAACGGGGACGGCGGCAGGCCGTTCTCGTCGAGCTGGTCGGGGTCGACCATCTGCGGGTCGTCCTCGTCCAGCGGCTGCCCGTCGGGGCCCAGCTGCTGCTCCTCGCCGGGCTCCTCGCCCTGCTGCGGCATGCCGGTGCCGTCGTCGTTGACGCGCTGCAGTTCGCCGTTGTTGTCGACCAGGGAGGGGTCGACGATCTGCTTGCGCAGGTCGAGCTGCTTGGCCTTGTCCAGGTCCGGGTCACGGAACTGCTCCGGCGGGTTGATGAACCCGCAGATCTGGCACTGGATCCCGTCGAAGGTGTCCTTGTCGCCGCAGACCGGGCAGTTCTCCTCGCGGAGCGTGTCGACGTCGGCCGGGGCCTTGATCTCCCCGTACGCCAGCGCGCTGATGGATCCATCGGCGTTGATCATGACGGCGTCAACCACCTTCGCCACGTGGGAGTTGCCCTGCTCCTTCAGCTCCGGCGCGTGCTCGCCCGCGAAGTCCTTCCAGTGGCCCTTGATGTTCTCCTCGTTCGTCCTGCGACCGTTGCCGAGGTTCTTGGTGTTGGCGTTGGTGTTGGCCTGGTCCTCGGCGGTGTTGAGGCGCTGGCGCACCAGCCAGGTCACGGCCTGCACCTGGTGTGCGGCGACCGGCTTGCCCTCCTTCTCGGAGATGGCGGCGGCGGCGTTGCGGTAGGTGTTGGCGGCGTGCTCGTAGTAGTGCCGGGCGTGCTTGCCGCTCTGGGCGCCAGGGAAGCCCTGGTGGGCGTCGTTCTCGACGTCGGTGATCCGGCGCCCGGCCGCCACGGACAGTGCGTGCCGGTCGACGACCACCCGGCCGGACAGCCGACGCTCGGCGCCGGACTTCTTCTCCTCGTCGGTCTGCGGTTCGTAGCCGCCGTGCTCGATGAGGTGCGCGAAGTCCTGGGTCTTCGGTGCCTTCAGGACCGGCTGGTGGTGCTCGCCGTCCATGATGCGCTGCGCCTTGTCGGCGTGCATGCCCATGGTGACGGTGTGCGCGGGCTTGTCCGGGTCGTCCTTGAGCGGCCGGATGGCCGCCTGCCGGTGGAAGGAGTGGGCCGCGTTGAACATGTTCATCGGCCAGTTGGTGCGCGGGCTGTAGGCCGACAGGACACCGGCGCCCTTGTGCGAGGCCTCTTCGTCGGTCTTGATGCTGGGGTCGAGCTTGGCGATGGCCTTGGCGACGTGGTGGGCGTCGCTGTACCAGCGCATGCCCGAGTCCTTCTCCTCTGGCGTGGCCTGGTCCCAGTGCTTGACGATGTGGTCGTGGTGCAGCGGGACTTGCTTGTACCAGGGGTGGTCTCCGGCGGGCTCGTACGGCTGGCCGCGCTTCGGCTTCGGGGTGCCGTACTCGTCCAGTTCGGGCTCGGCCGCCTTCGGCGCGGGCTTCTTCGCAGCCGCCATGGCCTCCAGCGCGGCGGTACGGCGGCGGCCGAACAGCTTCTGCTGCTCCCACTGCGGTGCGGCCGGAGCGGGAGCCTGGGCGCGCGTGCGGGACTTGGTGGTGCGCTGCCTTGGCGCGGGCTCGGCGCCGTGGAACGGGCCCTTGGAGCCGTCGCCGAACGGGGTACGCGGGTGCGGCGAGTGGGCGACGTAGGCAGGTACCGAGTCCATGCGGCGCTCGTACGCGGCCTGGGCGCGGTGGTGGCCGTCAGCAACCTGGTAGACGCCGTGGCGGTGCACCAGCACCAGCGGCGGCACCTTCTCCGGGTTCTCGGCGTAGCCCCGGCTGGCGTTCTCGACGCGGCCGTCGCCGCCGCCATGGTGCTTGAAGTCGATGTGCTGGGGGTTGATGTGCTGCAGGTGGAACTCCAGGCTGTGCACATCGGAGGACTCGTCGTGCGGGTCGTCGGGCCGGTTGTGGGCCAGGTGGTTGGCGGCCCAACCGATGCCCTCGCCGTCGGCGCCCTCAGCGGCCTCGCCGTGGTACTCGGGGTCGCCGTAGACGTGAGGGTGCCGCTCGCCGATCTCGTCCCACGAGAACGGGCCGGTGCTGTTGGCCTCCACCTGCAGGGCGTTGAGGCTCGGCTTCAGCGGCGTGAAGGGCTTCGAGTGCGACACCGCGTCCTCGCGGCGCTGCCGGTTCTCCGTGGTGCCCTCGAACGGGACGTGCGGCACGGCGGGCTTGGCGTGGGAGACGGGGTGGGCGGGCTTCGGATGGGGTGCCGCGTCCTCGCCGTCGTCGTCGCCCTCCAGGTCGTCGTGGTCCTCGAACTGGGAGTAGTCGGTCGCGGCCGTCTTCGAGGCGGCCTTGCCGAGGCCGGAGGTGTCCACGCCGAGGAAGTGCGCGGTGGGGTCGGCCGGGGGCTCGACGAGCACCGAGTTCTCGAAGAAGCGCAGCCCGAAGCAGGTCTCGCGGACCAGCTCGCCGACCTTCTTTCCGCCCGCCGTGGCGCGGAAGATCCGCTTGCCCTTCAGATGGGGGATGTGGGAGCAGTAGTCGGCCGGGGTGCGGGCCTCGTTGCCGCAGGCGGAGCACACGGAGCGCTCGACGTCGCAGCCCATGGAGGTCCGGTCGATATGTCCGGCCAGGATCGCCTTGGCCAGCTTGGGGAACCGGGTGGCGTCGATCTCCATGAGGACTTCGGCCCAGGTGTCCGGCGAGCCGTCGGGGTTGCGGTCATGGTGAAGGGCGGCGTCGATGATCACGCCTCGGGCACGCCGGTGGTTGTCATTGACGTGGTTCACGAAGACCGGCTTGCCGACGAACGTCTTGTACGACGCTGCGATCTCCTCGGCAGGAAACTCGTCGAAATTGTCGTTGCAGCGTGAACTGATCGCCCTGCTGCGTACGTACAAGTAGCCGGGGCGAGCCTCGTACTGGAACACCGCACGGTGGGCCGCCTTGGTGACGCGCTGCTGGTCGCCGAGGCTGGCGGCGATGATCTGGGCCGTGGCGAACTTCAGCACACCGGGTCCTCCTGTGCGGGCGGCGGCGCCTGGTGCGCCCTCGCCCCTTGGGGGTGGACGGGGTGTGGCGAACAGGAGGGCAACCTGGGAGCCGTCGGTGGCAACAGATTGGAGAAGGAGGTGTGTAGACCTCATGAAGGGGAGAACCGATGGCCAGTGGTTCGGCACAATGCGAGATAAGGTCTCCGCTTGTCAGCCGAAGCGGAGGGTCCTCTTCCTCGCTTTGGCGACAAATAGACTTATTCTAAATTTACCGATACCGTTCATCCGGCGCGTCGTTGAACGATGCGACGTCCCGCAGACGACATGCAGAGAGCCCCGGCCGACCTTCCTGGCAAGGAATCGGGTCGGCCGGGGCTCGGCTCCGGTCTACGTCAGCGGTAGATGGCGGTCTACGGCCGGTCTTCCGGAGTGGGATCCGACGTGGCGGTCGCCGGATCGGGGGTGCTGGCCTTGCGGTGCCGTCCCGTGTAGGTCGGCCTGGCAGTGGAGCCGAGGAGTAGCCCCGCGAGCGGCCAGCGTGACTGAAGCAGGTGGGCGAGCGTGTAGTACGCGGCGCCGAGGACCACGGTCAGCAGGCCGGTGAGGTTCTGCGTGAACTCGGCGCTGGCGTGGACGTTGTGCGAGGCGAGGAACGCCAGGACGAAGCCGACAGCCATCGGAACGACCGTACGGACAAGAGCGGGAGTAGGCACCTGAACTCCTTGGGCCAGGGGATGCTTCGCCCCTTGACGGCCCGCAGGTACGCCCGGACAGCACCGGGCCCCGGGGATTCGGGCGGCCGTCACGGCTGTGCTCATGATGGATCGCCTCCCCCGTCAGCTCGTGTCTGTCAGTTTGCTGAGCTGATCGTATGACGCCGGGTGGTACTGGTGTCAACTTTCCATGCACCTCGGCTTGTTCTGAGCACCCGGGTGTATGGAAACCATGCATCGGCGCTAGGATCCAGGCATGGGTCAATTTTTTTCATCTCGACATAGGGAGGGGGGACCCGATGCCTCTAGGTCGCAAGTTCCGCCAGCTGCATGCCTTGAAGCTCAGCCCTGATGGCAAGAAGTACGACATCAGTGTGATCGCCCGCGAGGCTTCAAGGTTGTACCGCGAGGAGAAAATTCTGCGGACGACCCAGGAGCTTCAGGCTGCCGGTGTCAGTATGAAGGAAATCGCACAGGCGTGCGAGACGATTCGCGCCGAGCCCGACGTGATCAACCGCCTGTACCTGTCTGAAGTGCGCGACGGCAAGAAGCGGGATGTGAAGTGGGGGGTCGTCGAGGCCCTCAGTCTCTTCTTCCGTGTCGAGACGGACTTCTGGCGCATCGGTGCCGACGCTACGGACAAGACGCGCAGGATCGAGAAGGAAGTGGAACTTATCCAGCTCGGCTTGCAGGTGGCCAAGGCCGCCCAGGCGCTCGATAAGCCTACGGACGGTGACCAAGAGAGCACGCAGGGCATGGAGTTGATCGGGGCCCTGCTGCGTGGAGGCCAAGAGAAGGACCCCGCGCAGGTGGAGAGCATCTTCCGCGTGGCCCTGATGGCCCTACAAGCGGCCCCCGAAGCAGAGACCGGATAGCTCCATTGTCAGCCCCGTGCCTTACGCTGAGTGGCGTCAAGAGGCAGACTCGGTGATCAATGGGGGCTTGGATGGGTGTGATGCGGAACCGGCGTGGCCTGAAGGGGACTTGGGACCAAGCATTGACGAGGCTGGTGCTCCCCGCGTCTCCCTGGACGGCCGAGGACCTGCTGCGCGCGTACGTGGAGCAGGTGCGCGGTCGCAAGCTCATCCTCAGTCGCGATCCAGTGGTGGCCTCGCCGAACGGCCCGAGCGGCATGTGGTTTCCCACGCCGGACACCGACCTCGTCTGGGCCCATCCCGCCATATCGGGCATACCGTACAACCACGTCCTGGGGCACGAGCTTGGCCACATGGTCAACGGAGATGAGCCGGACCGACTCAACCTCACCAGCATCGTGCGCCTCTTGATGGGGGCCTGCACCAGTACATCGGGCCTCCTCGCGGACGCCCTCTCCTCCGCCGGAGTCCTGTGCCGCGCCGACGGCACGAGCAGTGAGGACCGCGAACGGAAGGCCGAGAAATTCGGCTACTTCGCCGAGGGCTGGCTGGCCCAGAACGCCCCCCGCAAGGCCACCCTCCTGGAGGCGAATGTGCGAGAGAGCCTCGCCCTCTGACCGAGATGAGTAACGGTGACCGCCACACCTGACCTGCCCGCCTGGATAGCCAGCATCCTCCTGACTCTGGAAGTCCTGAGGCGTCTCCCTGCCGCGCTCCGCAACTCACGCAGCCGCCCTCTCTGGATCTTCTTCTTCGCCCTCGACATGGCGATGCTGGCGAAGATCCAGAGCGTTGGGGACTTCCTGTACGAGACCACCGGCGTAGACGACGTCGCCGTCCTGACCAAACACATCTTCGGGATCGCTGCCGTCGCCGGACTCCTGCGCTGGGTCACCAACGTCGTACCCGGCCGCATGGACGGCAGACGCGAGCCCCGCTACCGGATGGTCATCAGCAGCAACCCCCGGCGCATCGTGAGCTGGCTCTTCGTCGTCGCGGTGGTCGCCCTCTTTCCGATGGCACAGCGGCGTACCGGCAACCAAGAGGACTCGGACTTCATCTTCGTCCAGGCCGGGCACTTCTGGGGCAGTCTGCAGATGCTGCTCTTCTACGCCTACCTGGTCTTCGGCCTGGTCTGCGCCTCCCTGACCTGTTCCGCCACGGCGCGCGAGCCGTCAGCCAAGGGCGCCTTCAAGTACGGCATGCAGGTCATGTCGCTGGGCTGCTCCTGTGGCTCGTTCTACGGCATCCTGCGCTCTGGCTACCTGATCGTCCGCCTCTTCAACAAACCGTTCCTCGGCGGCGACCAGTTCGTGAACGTCACCTCCGACTTCGCCCTCGTCAGCGCAGTCCTCCTCATCGTCGGAGGCGCGGCGGCCCCGAAGCTGGAGCGCATAGACCACCTCATCAAGGCCCACGCCGCCATCAACGACCTGCGCCCGCTGTGGCTCACCCTGACCCGGGCAGTCCCCGAGGTGATCTACGACGACCAGGTCCCCCACCGCCGTCCCACCCGCACCCGCGATCTTCTGGACCGCCTGTACGACTTCTGGAACTGGAAGCACCTCGACCTGCGCCTGCGTAAGCGGATCCAGGAGATCCACGACGCCTCTCTCCACCTCGCCCCCTACGTGCCCACCGACCTGCGCGGGCGCGCCGAGACGGTCACTCGCGAACTTGGCCTGCCTTCGTACGTGGTGACCGCCTACCTCCTCCACACCGCCATCCGGCGCAAGAAGGATCACGAGGAGCCCTGCAGTGGTCAGTGCGAGTGCGAGGTCATCCTGCAGGCGACGGAGGACCTGTTCACCAGCACCTCGAAGCTGCTGCCGGTCGGGCACGCCATGCAGAACCCGCTTCAGATGGGCCTGATCAACCGGCGATTCACAGCGGCCGTGCACGCATAACGCCGTTGAGCCGCCTTTCAACGGAAAGACGGCTCAACGGTTTTCAGTTTTTTCATCCAGTGAGCAGCATCTGCAGGGCCGCCGTCGTCTCCTCCGGAGTCAGCGGCTGGCCCGAAGCGATCTTCTCCCGCAGCTGCGCCTGCGTCTTCTGCTCGTCCGTCATGCCGTAGTACGGGTCCGGCCTGTGCGTGGCCAGCACCTGCTTCACGGCCGCCAGGTCCGCCGAGGACGGCGTGACGTACAGCGTGATCGGGGTCTGCGCGCCGACCGGGACCGGCTCGCCCTCGTCGTCGAGCGGGAAGAAGGCCGCGAGCCGGACGTCCGGGCCGAGCGCCTCGGTGACCTCGTCCTGCAGCTGGCCGATCTGCAGGTCACGGGGCCAGGTGAAGCGCTGGCTGTCTCCTCGGAAGGGGCACTTCGGGTCGCTGCCGTCGGCCGCCGTCTCAGCGGGGATCGGCTCGGCCACGTCGTCCATCAGTCCAGCCATGTGGTGTCATCCTCCTGTGCCGCCAGGACGTGCTCCAGGTCGGCGTAGTGGGTCCCCTTGATGTCCAGGCGGTCGAGGTTCGCCGCCCGCACCCCCTCACCCTCGTTGATCAGCGCCTGCTGCTCAGCGAGAGAGAAGTCCTTCAGCGCCTGCCGCTTGAGGCCCGCCGTCATCGACGGCGTCAGGTCCGACGCCTCATCCGTCGGCACCGCCCCGTCCGTCGAGGGCAGCGCACCCTCCGGCTCGTCGTGCAGCTCCGCCTCCGTGCCGCCGGGCTCGAACAGCGCCGCCTCCAGACCCCCGTGGGCGTACGACTGCAGCGGCAGCTGCCTGTTCCAGCCCGCCGGGTCCCCGCCCGCGAGCGGTCCGGCCGACGCCGGGTTCTCCCAGGGCCTCTTCGGCGCCGTGGCGCCAGGAGTCTTCGGCAGCAGGTACGACGTCCCCGACGGCTCCCCGAACGGCGCGTCGGCATTGGCCAGCGGCCGGATGCCCGCCACGCTCAAGGCCAGCAGCAGCTCCTCCTGGTCCTCACCGGCGACCACGGTCGCACGGGCGACGACCGACATGGGCGCCTGCTGCAGGGAAGCGTGAGCGGCATGGCCGCCGGGAAAGTCGTGACGCTGGTGCTCCCAGAGGTGGTCGAAGAGGCCGTCGCCCTTGAACGTCCGGAAGTCCTCGTCGGGCGTGTTCATGTTCTTCCAAGAGACGCCCTTGAGGTGCACCCCGGCCCCAGGGTGGAGCGGGATCTCACTCTCGCCGTGGTCGTGGTAGCCGTAGATCATTCCGTCGGACTGGTCCGGGTCCTCGTCGATCGCGTGCCGGTCAGGCTTCTCCGCGTGGAAGACGACCGACGTGGGGTGAGTGCCGTGCCGGTTCGGGCGATCGTCCATCTCGCCGAAGGACTCGGCCACGCCGTGGTTGTCCGTCCAGTGGCGTCCCAGGCCCTCACTGCCCCGGGCCAGGTCGCTGTGCGGGAGTGACTTCATCAGGTGCTGGGCGCGCTCGTGCATCGGGCGGGACTCGTCGTGGACGATCGCGTGATCCTCGGGGCGCAGATGGACGTTGACGCCCCGGTGGATATCGCCAAGACCTTCGTGGATGCTGTCCCACTCGTTCGACTTCCGCTGCTTCTCCGCAAAGTAGTCGTGGTCGCCGTGTTCTTCGGCGTCCATGTCCCACATGGACGGCTCGGGGGCGTCCCACGAGGAGAGCTTGCGAGCGGTCGCCGGGGCGAGCCGGTTGGTGTCGGCGTCGATGTCGTAGCGGACGACGACATGGCGGGGTACCCAGGTGGGCTTGCGCTCGTCGGCGTTGACGTTGCGGCCGAACATGCCCCTCGACTGGGCCTCGTACTGCAGGGCCAGCGCGTGGGAGCACATGCGCCCGGCGAACCGGCTGAAGTCGTCGTCGGCGCCCCAGTGGTAGGCGCCCCACTTGCAGCCGCAGGACCAAGAGTGCGCGGCCACCTTGCCCGGCATGCGCTGCAGGCCGGTCTCGTAGACGTGGTGGTCGCCCTTGACCTCGGCGTAGACCAGGCCGTCGGAGGCGAGGGTGACGCGCAGGCGGCCCTCGGAGCGGATCCGCTTGGCCTTGGCCACCACGTCGCGCCAGGCGGCCGTGATGTGGAAGCGGAAGTCGGTGTCAGCGGCGGCCGTCACGACCAGGTCGGAGAAGAGGGCGGACGCCTTCTTGGCCCACGGCGGCGCGTCGTCGTCGCCGTCGCTGGAGTCGTAGTCATCCTTGTCGTCGGAGTCGTCGTCCGAGTCCTTGGAGTCGTCTTCTCCGGAGTCGTCGTCGCTCTCCGAGTCGTCCGAATCCGGCTCGTCGCTGTCGCTGTCGGCAAAGGGGTTCTTGCCCGCCGTGACGAACTGGCGGGCCGGGTCCGGGCGCTCGACGAGGATCTGGGACAGCTCCGGGTAGTCGACGGCCGCCGTCTGCTCCATGGCCTCGGCGGTGATCGGCGCCGGGCTGAGCTGGGAGGCCGTGTACCGGCCGCCACCCAGACCTCGGTCCAGCACGACCTCGTACTCCTCGGAGCCGGGGAAGGGGCCGTCCTCGACGTGCTTGACGACGCCGGTGACACCGTCGATCGTCTGTACCCGCTGCTCGGGCTTGTACTCCCAGTAGTCCTCGGAGCGCACCGCGAGACGCTGCACGCCCAGGGTCTGGTGCTCCAGGCGCTCGCTGCGCTCGAACTTGCCGCCCACCGGCGCCTCCCTCAACGACCGAAACCCTTCAGCCCTTGGGGGTCGCTGCCGGTGGGGCGACAGCAAGGGGCGTTCAGTGGAAGACGGCGAACAGGGAGATGGCGGCGATGATCAGGGAGATGCCTGGGATGATGCCCTTGTAGAGGAAGTCGCGGCGGCCTTGCTGGCGGGAGCGCTCCTCTTCGGACGCTTCCTCCTCCAGCTTCTTCACCGCCTCTTCCAGGTGGTCGACGCGCTGCTGCAGGAGACGCTTTTCTGCTTCGAAGTGATCGCGGGTAACGAAGCCGTCCAGGCGCTTCTTGACGTCGTTCAGCTCCTGCTTGATCTGCCCGTATGTCAGGTTGACGCGTTCGCGAGTGTTGTCCGAGTCACGCTCGATCAGCCGCCACAGCTCCCCGATGCTCTGGGGTTCGGTCGTCATGGGCGCAACTCCTAGGTGGGGGTGGGTCCTCACCCCTTGGCGGCAGCGCTCAGTGGTCCAGACAGGGCGAAGGCCCGGATTGCGGACGATCACAATCCGGGCCTTCACTGTGGGTGTTACTTCTTGCGCAGACCGTTGGCGACCTCGAAGGCGTACTGCCAGGTCTTCGGGCCGCACAGGCCGTCGGCCGGGCCGAGCGCCGACAGGTAGTGCTGCTGCAGTGCCTTGACCTTCTTCAGGTCGATGGATGACATCGTCTCGGACGGGCCGACGACGTACTCCGGGCCCCAGTTGCCCTTGTCGAGCCACTTCTGCAGCTGCAGGGCGTACTTGTTCCTCGCGCCGAGCCTGAAGTACTCACGGCCAGGGAAGGCCGGGCACTTCGGGGTGCTCGGGGTCGGCTTGCTCGGAGTGGGCGGAGTCGGCGGCTTGGCGACGACCGGGGCCGACCAGCGCCAGGAGGCGACCGCCTTGCCTCCGCGCGGGTCGGCAGGGTCGGCCGTGGGCGGGCAGACGCCGTCGGGGAAGTGCGGGGCGAAGTAGCCGACGACCTTGGTGGCGCGGCGGGCGGTGACGTGGGACCAGACGCCGTTGCCCTGCCCGTTGTCCTCGGACCCGGTCTGGATCGAGTTGCCGCCCTTGGTGTACACCCACGTCTCGTCGAAGCCGACCACCAGCTCCGTGTGGCCGCCGTTGGAGAAGTTGACCCAGGCGCCGACGCTCGGGTACTCGCTCCACTGGCCCTTCTGCTTGGCCCAGGCGGTCATGCCCGCGACGGACGCCGTCTTGGGGACGATCGCGTCGAGCTGGACGTCGTGGTACATGTCCCAGTCGAAGATCGCGCACCAGGCCACACCGTCCCACCCATACTCCTTGCCGAAGATGGTGTGGTTGTCCCAGCCGTCGCGGCTGTTCCAGGTCTCGTAGATCTTCTCGGGTATGGACTGGACGTGGTCGACGAGGCGGCGCCAGTCGGGGGTTGTCTCGGTCACGGGTTCCTCCCGGAGGGTGGTGAGATCTCACCCCTTGGGTTGGAACCCGCGACCGGGACAGCAATCAGTGGCTGTGAGGTACCTGCAGGGCCCGCCAGATGGTCTCATTGGGTACGCCGGTGTACGCGCCGCCCGGAGAGCCGCACGTCACGTGCCAGTTGCCCCACGCGGTGAGGTCGCCGGAGCCGATGTCGGCGGTCGGGGTGTAGCTGCCTGCGCCGACCGCGACCAGGCGCTGGGCTGCGGCGAGGACGAGCGGCGACGTCCGGCCGATGTCGAACCAGTCGGCGCCCGGGTATGGCGCGTAGGCCGCCGCTGTGCCGGAGGACGTCTTGAGCAGGGTGCCGTCGTCGACCCAGCCCGGGTCGGCGGTCACCATCGGGCTGCAGTACTTCGGGTAGCCGTAGCCGTAGACGTTGGTGTCGGAGCGGTTGCGCACCCGCAGGTAGACGCCGTCGCCCTCGGCCGCACCGGTGGTGTTTGAATTGCCTTCTATCGTCCAGATTTGAGTGGAGTTGTAGGCGTACACCAGGCCGGTGTGGTCACCGCCGTTGGTGCCCAGCATGACCTGCGCGCCGACCGCCGGGTACCAGCTCCACCGGTTCCAGGACTGGTAGGAGTTGATGACCTCCAGGCAGTCGGGGCTGTTGGGGATGATGCCGACATCACCGGCCCGGTAGGCCAGCCACAGCAGGAAGATGACGCACCAGGACTGGCCGTCGTACCCGGCCATCCCGGGCGTCTCCTTGGCGTACTTGTTCAGGTTCGACCAGGTGTTGGAGACATAGTCCTCCTGGTACTTGATGGCGGCTTCCTGCTGCCCGAGTTCGAACAGCGTCTGGGGCGCGATTGCGGCTACCACGGGGGCTCCAGGGGTCAGGACGGGTCGAGGATGCGCCAGCCGACCGTCGAGGTGTCGCTGGCCGACGTTGAGGTGACGGCGAACGAGGTGCCCGCCGTCCGCGCGGAGACGTACGGGGTGCCGACCGTGCCGCCCGGGGCCTGGGTGGTCAGCATGACGACGCTGCCCGCCCCGATCGCCGTGGTGTTCACGGTGGCCGTGCCGCCGACGAGGACGACCGTGCCCATACGGGCGCCAGTGCCGGTCGCGGGCACCACGGTGCGCCCGGCCAGCGTGACGGAGCCGTCGCCCTGGCCGAGGAGGTTGACGGTGCCGTTCAGGGCGTTCGGCTTGACCGCGATCAGGCCCAGCGCGGTGCCGTACGTGCCCGCGTCCGCCTTGAGGCAGGTGGTGGCGCCCGAGCCGGGCGACGCCTCCACGATGCCGCTGAGGATCGCGCCGGAGGTCGCGTTGGTGAGCCAGACGCTCGTACCGTCGGACGCCTCGGTGTAGAAGCCGCTGACGACCGTGCCGTTGCCGCCGTAGATGATCAGGCCGGTGGTGCACTGCTCGGCGCCGGAGCCGGTGATGTTGACGGCCAGGCAGTTGTCCAGCCGGTACCCGGCCGGGGTGTTGGAGGCGGAGCAGGCATTCAGGGTCGTGTAGGCCATGCCGTCGAGCCAGAAGCCGCCGGTGACGTTGCCCTCGGCGGAGCACGAGATCAGCGACGTCGAGGTACCGCCCAGGACGGTGTCCTGCGGGGAGCGCAGGTGGAAGCCGAGGCCGCCGCAGGTCCGCACCCGTACGCGGTGCAGCGTGCTGGAAGCCAGCTCGTGGCAGAAGACGCCGTCGCCGCCGAAGCTTTGGATGAGCATGTCCCGCAGGCTGATGTTCGCGGTCGACGGCGCGGAGAAGCGGGTGAAGCGCACGCCGGAGCCGTAGCCGCGCCCGGGGCCGGACAGCTGCAGCGCCTGCAGGGTGACGCCGCTGATGTCGGTGCCGGTGATGCAGTCCAGGGTCTGGTTGGTCGACTGCAGGATGGACACGCGGGCGCCCGCGCCGATCGCGTTGACGCCGCTGGCCCAGGTGAGCGTGGCGTTCAGGATGTAGCGGCCCGCCGGGAAGTACAGCGTGCCGCCCCCGGCCGCGCTGGCGGCGTTGATGGCGGCCTGGATCGCCGGGGCGTCGTCGGTGACGCCGTCGCCCTTGGCGTTGTACTTCTTGACGTTCAGCCAGTCCACCGCGAGCGAGGGCCGCGTCGCGCGCACCGGCGCAGTGGTTGGGCCGGTCGCCGTGGTGACGGTGGCGCCGATCGTGACGGCCGTGTTGGTGCCGTCGTCGTACAGGCCCTGCGCGTCGGCGTGGAGGTAGGCGATGTCGAGCTGGACGTTGGAGGCGCCGGACAGGCGGACGCCGTACTGGGGTGAGTTGGTGCCGCTGCCGTTGTCGTCCACGCCCGGGTAGCAGGTCAGTCCGCTGACTACGACCGGCATGGTGGAGCCGACCAGGGACAGGCCCGCGTAGTTCGCGCCGCCGGAGCCGCCGTTGCGGCCGTCGCGGCGGGTGACCAGCTCTCCGATGGTCAGCGGGCCGTTGCCGGTGGCGTCCACGCGCACGCCGTCCCAGCCGTTGCGGTCCGTGCTGCAGGCGGACATGACGGCGCCGCCGGAGCCCGCGCCGTTGCCCCAGGAGCCGGTGATGTAGTAGCCGTAGTTGCCGTTCCACTCCGAGCGGCAGCCCAGGAGGGTGGAGTTGGCGATGTTGTTGAGGATGAAGCCGGTCGCCCAGCAGCCGATGACCTGGCAGTCGTCCAGGGTGATGTCGGTCATGCGGTTGAGCAGCATGCCGTTGCCACGGCAGTTGTCGACCATGACCGAGTGCAGACGCCAGGAGTACGGGAAGACGTTGCTGACCCCGGCGGTGACGATGCCGTTGTTGGACATCTTCCGGATCGTCACGTTGCGCATGACGAGGTTCTGGACGTTCCCTGCGGCGTAGATGCCGTCGACCGGCTTGGTGCCGTCCAGCGTCGAGCCGTCGAGCATGATGTCCTGCAGCCGGTGCTCGGCCGCCAGACTGGAGTAGCCGCCGGTGGTCTGGTCCTGGTAGGTCAGCAGCGCGGTGCCCGTGAAGGAGGCCAGCGGCTGGATGTAGGACGGCGGGTCGGTCAGGCCCGGTCCGGACATCAGGCTGGCGTGCACGCCCTGCAGGACCACGCCCGGCTTCGGCTTCAGGGTGGCCGAGGTGCGGTAGACACCCGCCGGGAAATAGACGATGCCGCCGGAGGGGCAGGCGTCGATCGCGGCCTGGATCGCGGCCCGGTCGTCGGTGGCGCCGTCGCCCTTGGCGCCGTAGAGCTTGTCCTTGACGTTGTACCAGGCCAGCGCGGAGCCGCCGAGCTGGGCCACGGTGGCGTAGTCCTGCGGGTTCACGCCGTCGGCCGCGCCGGTGATGCGCTGCCCGTTCAGGGGGATGCTGGCCGTCGGCAGTCCCACCTGGTGCAGCAGCGGCATCTGGTGGACGTGCTGGGCGTCGGCCGCCTTGCCGCTGGCCCCGGCCGCCCGGGTACCCAGGGCCTGGATATCGGTGTTGTCACCGCTGATCGGCGTGGCACTCCCGCCGCCGGTGCCGAGGTTGGCAGGCAGCTGGTCCAGGGGGACGCGGCCGGAGCCGTCCAGGCCCGCGTACCCGTTGGGCAGGCCACGCGTGTTGACGGGCTGGAAGAAGATGCCCGGCGCGAGGGCCTCAGCCAGCCGGGGCGCGGTGGCCAGGTCGACCGTCCCGCCGTCGTACGGCACGGCGATGAAGTAGGTGGCCGTGGCCAGCCCGGACAGCGTCTCGGTCACCTCGTAGGTGCCGCCGCCCACCGGAAGCGTGTCGGGGTCGTTGGTGGCCTGGACGCTCAGGGATATCTTCCCCAGGGAGTCGAGCGTGGCCGTGTACGGCCGCCGGTCGGCGATCTCCCCGCTGTTGGTGAGCACGCCGACGAGCTGCAGCCGAACCGTTCCACTGCGGGGATTGCCCGAGCCGTCCGTGTAGGTCCGCGTGACAGGAACCAGCGTGAATGTCATACCTGCAGCTCCATGTTGATGTCGGCCTCCGTGATGTGGCGGCGCATGCCGAGGTGGCGCGGGCCCTGGTAAAGGCCGACGGCCTGCTTGCGCTCGATCGCCTCGGGGACCGGAACCTCGGCGTCGTCCTCGACGACCGGCTTGACCGGCACCTTGACCTTGGGCTGGTGCTCGTCGGCCAGGGCCTTCATCCGCTCGTGGTTCTGGAACAGACCCACCACGTCGTCCAGGCGCGGCCGGGGGTACGGGATCAGCGAGGACTGCTTGGGCATGTCACCGCGCGCCTCGTCGGACTCGTCGGGGCGCTGCTCTGCGCCGCCCTGGCTGCCGTCGACCGGCTCCGGCTCCATGCCGGGCTCGGCGACCCCGCCGTCCGGCGGCGTCGAGGTCAGGTCCTGCATGGTCGGCGCGAGCGTGGGCTGCGTGGTGACCGGGTCCATGCCGAGGATCGGGATCCGCGACGGCGCGGTCGGCATCGCACTGGGGTCCTGGGACTCGTCCAGGGCGCGCGGCTCGAAGTCGGAGCGCAGGTCCTGGCCGATGGGCAGGCCCTTGTCCTTGAGCGCGACATAGATGGCCTTGCGGGTCTCCTGCTCGGCCACCGCCATCTCGACGGCCTCGTCGCGCGACTTCTCGATCTCCTCGTCGAAGTCGATGTTGATGTTGTGCAGCCGGGTCTTCATGCTGATCGGCACCCCGGCCTCGCGCAGGGCCTCGAAGAACTCGTTCTGCGCGGCCTCGTCCTGCAAGCTCATGGTCTTGAACTGCAGGTCGGGGATCAGCAGCTTCGGCTGCTCGACGATCCGGCCCTCGCCGGTCTCCTCGTCGATCTCGTAGATCTCCTCCATCTTCACGTACCGCTTGCCGTTGCGCTCTTCGTAGT